TTATTTCAATGTACTAATCTTTTGTAAGATATATTGATCAGAAGATAGAGCTGGTCTTATTCACATGAGATGCCGTCGTTTTCTTCTGATCAAAATACCTTACTAATCCCAAACCTAGTAAACTAGGACTGGGTTAATAAACTATCTTGCACCAAACGCTTTTGTCATAACCGTGATGTAGTAATTTGTGTTTGTAATATCTACACAATAGTTACCAAACCATGCTGGACACTGATGTTTGAAACCCCATCTGTCTATCGGTGTAAATTCACCAGGTTTCAAATGTGGAACATCACCATTTCTTCCCCAAGCAGAGTATACATTCTCTGGGTTAACACCATCACAGTTTGAATTATTAACTGCTGGTATTGTTGTTGTTGACATGGTAATTGGATCGAATACATACTGTTCTGGATGATTTAATGCTGGATTACCACAACTTGCATGTGTAATACCTGCGAAACCAAACATACTTACGATTGCTAAACTAAGAATTATCTTTTTCATATTTTTTTAATAATTTGTTAATAAATTGATCTACTGTTAAAACTTCCTTTTTTGCTGCTACTACAACATTGGTATGTGTAGAGTTCTTAACCATTAATGCTTTGTATATGTTTTGTTCCATTTGTTTTATTTGTTTATTACGACCTTATGTTTATAATGATATACTATATTTAATTATATTGCAACTATGGGCTGTGGATAACTTTCCAAGCAATAGATTGCGCCCTTTCCCATGTTAAAGATCGTCTTTTAGATTTCTTTGACTCAATTACAAATATATCTATTGTTATCAACACAAATCCATTAGGATAATGGATAACAATATATGCCGGTTGTTCGGTCATACAGAACACATCAAATGGTTTAAAACCTATGGCACTGTCTGAAATCTTATAAACTAGCGTATTGTGGCGAGCTACTTGTAAGGCTCTTATTTGATGTTCTTTAACTTCAGAAAATGGTAAATAATCCTTACCTCTTGTGTCCTTGATTTCAAAACAAGCCGTACCTTTGTAAGAAGTTTTTAACCAATTGTTGAATTTTATTGTGAAGGCTTGTTCGGATTTTTTCATTTGAATATAACTATCATACTAGGAAAAGGTGCAGAATTCTTCCCCCCCCCCAAACTTCAAACGACCTTTAATAAAACGTATTTCCACATTTGGTTTATTATAGATATAATCCCAAAACCAACGAGTATCTGTCCTAGCAGGTAACAAACAAACAGTTAAAGGATTTTCACTCGCCTTTTTAACCCATTTAACGATCTCCCTACCGTATGGAGGATTCATATAATTTATTTTTCCCCATTTTACAGACAGTCCATCAAACGTTGGATTGATTGGACACGGATCAAAATCAAAATGAAACTCAGCATCTAGTTTTTCATAGAAGTCTTTTGGTGTATACCATTTATCTGTTTTACTTGTGAACATTCCCTTGTTTAGCATATATTTCTAAACTAAAATCTTTCTTACTCATAATGTTTTTATATACATCCTCGTCTATAGTGCCTTTCGTCAAAAGGTATATAAACAATTTTGGCGTATTCTGTTTATTTATCCTAATGAATCGACCAAGACTTTGCTCATAACTAAGAAATGAATACGACATTGAAGCAAAGACGATTGTGGAGATGCTTGGAGTTTCCCATCCTTCTGCACTGTCAGATTGAGCAATAAGAACACATTTATCATTTAATTCCACACATTTAGCGACCTCTGATTTATCTTTGGTTCTACCATCTATAATAAAGACCAACCTATTATTTTCAAGAAGTTTCTGGTAATGATCTATCTGTTCAGTGTATCGACAAAAGATGCAAAGTTTTTGTGTAGTTTCTAATAAACCTAGAATATACTCATCCTTCTGTCCTTCTCCCGAACAGACTTGATGTTGTCTTAAATAAAATGTAAGAGGATTAGGTTCGATAAACTCAAGATTGCCTATTAACTTCTTTTGCTCGGATGTGAGTTCTACATACTCCACTTTATGTTGGATAGGTGGCAGATCACCACATTCCTCAAAAGAGACTACATCGCCAATCTTTCGTACAAGCTCAGCTACTTCTTTTTCTTTATTTGGTTTTGGTAACCACACTGATCTCATACCAAAATATTGCTCGTAATAGAATTTATGACGAAAGTCCATATAATTCCAATTGTGTCCAAGAATTTTTGCTAAGGCATAAATGTTAAATGGTTCTCTGCGATAAGGCGTAGCGGTCATTAAATATACATACTTAACCTCATGTAATTTAATATATGCAATAAGAGATTTATGTAGTTGAGATTTTATACTGGAAAAATGATGTGCCTCATCAACAATAATTGATTCCATTTTTCCTATTGTTTTCCAGTCTCGTCTAAATGTTTCTTTAGTTAAAATCAAAACATGGAATTTACCATTTTTTGAATATTCACTCCTCCATTTCGAAGCTACACCTTTTGGACAAATAATTAAACAATTTGAAATATCTAAACTATTTATTTTTTCTATGCCTGTAATAGTCTTACCTGTCCCCGTGCCATGAAATATTCCATACTTGTTTGGAGCAATATCTACAAATCTTTGTTGATGGTTGTATAGTTCCATGATAAAACACACCACTCTGTGATGTGCTCTACATAAAATTAAAACTTCTTAAACTCCTCCTCCGCTTCTTCTTCATCTGTTCCAGCACCCAGCAAGAACTTACTATCCGCTTCTGCTGTTTCTTTAACCTTTGCTTGATTCTCTGAAACAGTGTTGAACTCATCTGCTGAGATAGGACGAGCAACGTTGAACATTGTCTTACTGAATGTATTAATACCAAATGTTTCTTCAGTAGAAGACAAAGTTGTCACAACTGTAGAAGGATTAACCTTTTGCTTATATGATGAGAACTCCCAACCACTGCTTGTGGACAGATTGAACTGGTGCAACTCACCGTTATACATCACATAAAGAATTGTAAGTTTCTTTAAGTCTGATGACGGCTTACCTTTCTGCGTTAGCTTTGGGTACATCGCCTGTAATTCTTTCTCGGTCCCACGCTTTATAACTTTCTTATCAAGGTATAGAGGGAGCACCTGCTCTGCGTTATCATAGACCGGAGTTGATATGAACTTCTTCAAACCTTGATCATAATATTTTAATTGATATCTAAAGTACACAATATTTACATCAACTGTTTGTTCGTCCATAAAATCTTTGGTCCACACTTTCTTTCCTTTTTCATCTACTTCACCCTTATCTGTCTCTGTGTAGAAAGTTCCAGCACTTTGTAAAACTGTTATCTTTTTATTTTTACCTGTTCCTGTTTCTTCTGTGATGTCTTTTGCGAGCATTCCAAAACGAGGCAAAAGTAGTCGTGACTGTTCATCACCTACAGGAAAACTTTCATTTAAGACTGCTAATTGTTCCTCTGTAAGAGGTACTAATTCTTGTTTTTTTGTTGTCATAATTTTTCTTTAATTATCTTTTAATTTCTCTTTAGTGACCGACCAAAGTTTTTACACTAACTGAGTGCAAGATACTTCTAACGAGATAGCGAGTATGGGCGAACCACTACAAACTATTCGTTACGATCCGGCTCTCAGTCAATGTCCTATCGAGGTCGGTCGATAGGTTCGACCACTGACATATATAGTATAATAAATAATTATTAGATGTTCAAATGGTTAAATGTGGATAACTATCCCCATTGTTCTGCCATTGCTTTTGCTATACCAGTAAATGTTTTTGAACGTGCCATTTGTCGTTCTTTTGTTCCGCCTTTATTAAACCAATTTCCTGCAATTTTGGTACTTTCTACCAAAGTATTAATGACTTGATATTTCTGCCCACGTTTTTTACCGCCAGTATTTGATGATATATACGCTGATTGTGGTTTTATTTCATTGGTATATTTCAGTAATGGTAAGTTTTTTAACCATAATCTTGTTTTCTTTGTATATGGATGTCCAAACTGATATGGTTGTATTTCTTGTGTACATTTAGGTAAATTAAATATCTTACTTGATACAGGATTTTCTACGCATATTTTAGGAATGTTTGCGTTGAGAAGTTTCATAAAAAAATCTTTACCTTCTAATCCTTTTTTATATCTTTCTTCATTAAGTTTACCTTTTGGGTATAAAAATCTAGCACCAGCATTTGATAAATAGGTACATGGTGGGTGAGCAATCATCATATCCCAATCTTTATCTAAATGTTCTAAAACATCTCCTTGTATGTGCCATTCTGGTCTTCCTCCTGAACATGGTAAAATGTCGCAAGAGTATGCTTCGTGTCCTTTCTCACGAAATGCTTTACATACTGTTTGACTTTCTTCACAAGCAATTAGTATTTTCATCTTCTTTTTGTTTTAACAAACTCCTCCATCTCCTTTTTAATCTTTTTCAACTCCACCCCAAAATTAAGAACATCTAACATTGTGCGTTTTGTCTTAAATGTTTTAACTACAGGTGGCTCTGGTAAGACTATTTTAAAATCACCTGTTTCAACCCCTAAAATAGACGTAAGGGCAAGATCAAGTTCCTCTGGTTTTATTCCATAATTTAACCATACTAATAAACAGTACATCGTAATCTGTCCATGATTATCTACTGCTTCTTGTGTCCATTTATTCGGATTAGTACTTGTCTTATACTCACCAATTGCCTTCTTTGTTTCTGAAAAAGCATCCATATGACCTGTAATAACAACGTCCCCAATCTTTCCATGAAGTTGTTGCTCGTATATATCAAGTCTAGGGACTTCTGGAAGGAAGTTTTGATCTGTGGCTAATTTTTCTCCGATGTCTATACCGAATTGCATCAATGGGTTTGGTTTTGCTTTATTACCAAGTACATACTGGTCGTACCATTTGTCCTTATCAAAATCCCTAAACGCCTGAAAAGACGACCATGATATAGTTGGATATTTAAGTTGGACTGATAAATCTATTCGATCTTTTAATGGGTTATGTTTCATATTATTCTATTTCTTCTATTGGGTCTGGTGTGCATGGTGGAACGCACCACCAAATAAGTTTACCATTTGATAATTTTGTATACATGATTGTCTCATGTAGTGAAAACTTTTTACTACAGTGTAGACAGACCGTAGTATGTAATGCACTCCGGATTGAAGACTGCTTTGGATCTGTGCTATGTGCTTTTAATAATTTTATAGGGTATCGTGGCATGTTAAAAGTTATTAAATTCTTCTTCGACTTTCTTATCTTCTGTTCTACGTATCCTTACGTTACGCCACCCACGAACTTGTTTACCTCTCTCTGATAATATCTGCCCATCAGAAATGTACGTAGTATAGTCACATAATTTTCGACCCAACATCTCCTTTGTCTGGGTACTTAAATTATTCTTCTGACAATATTCAGTATATGCATCGTACATATCTTCTTTTGATATTTCACTTCCATCCTCACGTTCAAGCATCGCACTTGCAAACATTGAAATTGACGACCCAGACCTCATCATTTCATTCTTTGTTTCCTCACCATCATTTTTATATGAAAACTTTTGGTTATCTAAGAGACGTTTTAATCCTTTCATGGCAAGATTAAACAATCCAGATTTTTCTTCATCAGTATTTAACCTATCTATAAAATTTGGTATCTTTTCTGTAATGGTATTCTCAAATCTAACCACTATCCAACGATTGAAATATGCCATGTCATTTGTGTCAGAAACATCAGGAATACGATTACACGCAAATGTAAATTTTGAAAAGTTATTAAATGCAAATTGATTACCAAATTTGTATTCACCTGTCAGAGTTCCATTACCTGTTGCCATCTTGAATGCACCTGTATCAGATATATCTCGTGCGGATAATTCATCAACCAAATTCCCGTGCTTTTCATACAAATGTGCCGCAGAAAACTTATCTGATGACATTTTCTGTAATGAAACAGACGATATATTCTGTTTTCCTAATAAATTGGAAATAACCTCAAGAAGAGTAGTCTTACCTGTATCCCCATCTCCCACAAAGATCATGGCTTTTTTGAACATGTAATTTCTCCAAAAATAGAAGCCAATCCATTCTTCCATAATCACTTTTTGTTCTGGTGTTAATACTTGGTTAAAAAATGCTTCTGTTTTTGGGCATGTTGTATGTTCGTCGTATATGATTGGAAACTGATATGTAAACTTATATGATGGAGAATGTGGGAGTAATGTTTGTGTTTCAAAATCATACACACCATTTTTGAGTGGTATATACCGGAGTGGAGTGGCTGAAAAAGTTGATCGTGGTTGGCTTGTCATATCTGCTATCTTATGGAATGTTTCTGACTTTGCATTTTTTGTTACAAAGGTTCCAAGAATATTTTGAATTTCTGGAAAGATTATAAGATTTTCTGCACCAGGGAAATACATGCCATCTTTGTATATGAACATTTCACGTTCTTTTTCACCGATTGTGATGATTGTATATTTATCAACAATATATTTTGCCAATAGGAATGTACCGTCTCTCGGACTTTTCTTGAATGTAGATATGATTTCTTCTAACTTATAATCAGTATTTTTATTTTCATCATCAATTTTACTCGCAAGCAGAATATCAAACATTTCTTTCAATTCATTCTCTGAAAGTGGTGGTTTTGAAACAGCGTTCATCCCCCATAGTCGTGGAAACACTTCTGCTTTCCATTTATCTGACTTAACATCCTTTGCAAACAACATAACTGCTGTCTCTAATGTTGATTTTACTGAAACAGAAAACACATCGGTTGACTGGACGGGTGCATTACTACCCATTTCAACCGATGTGTTTTCAATTCCAATGTTGTTGTTAATGCTTTCGTCCATGTGTATATAATATACTTATGATATTTATAACACAACTAGAAAGGTGTGGATAAGTGAATTATTTTTTATTTCTTAATCTTTGTTCGGTCCAATAACGAATACCAGGAAGTTTTGTACCAGATTTCATGAGTGCTCTTACCTTCACCATATCCACTTCATGATACTCCATAGGCACTTTAGTAATGTCTTCAACCTCACATTGAGGGTATTCAACGAATGTGGCACCACCAACTTCTGTGGTTACTGACTTTTCTATTGGTTGAAGATTAGATAATTTGTCTATGGCTGTTTCTGGTTTTATGTAACCACTCTCAACCTTTGCTGTAATCTTTGATTCTGCCTCTAGTTTAGCGTTTACTAGGGAAGTCTGATATTCTGTCGTCTTTTGGGAAAGTGCGTCTATAACCGATTTTAGAGCCTTTAGGCGTGGGTCATATTTTGCTTTGATACCTTCTATGGTTTCTTTAATGGGATCAAGAAGGGAATCCATATCTGCTTTTATGGCTTTATACTCTTTTTTGGCACCTATAAGATAGGTTGAGGCTTCTTGTAGAGAGGTCTGATCTACCACTTCTATTGATAAAAACTTTGGTAATTCTTGTTCGATTGTTGTTAGTTCGTTTGTCATGGTATTTATGATAATTGATAATTGTTTTATATGCACGTTAGGGGTGTGGATAAGTTGTTTTATGTCATGGCATATTTTCAAAATCGATTGTTCGGGCTTCTGTTTCGTCTTTTGCATATACATCTACAATAAATGTTTCTGTTTGGACAAACTCAACTTTATATTTCTTTGGTAGAAACTTTGATATATGTTCCATGTTAGTTAAAGAATAGGTTAATGATAAATAAAACTATTAGAGCAATGACTAATAACTTTTGAGAGGTTTTAGTTCGGTTATATAACCCCCCAACTATCTTGAAACCGTCTATGTTGTAATGCGTTTTGTCCATAATTTTTTGAAATTGTAACCGGGGTTATTTTTAATGGTTCCGGGTACATATATAATATAGCATATATAATTATATGATACAAATATATAACTGTGGATAAGTAAAAACTATTGACAATGTATTAAAAACATGTTGGTTACCCCTTAAAATGACAGATAATACTCTTTTTTCGTATTATTATATAACAATCCCTTATACCCTTAAAAATCTCTTGTAATTTATAAAATAGTGTATTATCTGTATTATTATATTATATAATAAATAATTATATATTTATATTTGTTTTAACACTTTTTTCTTTTTTGTCAAAGGGTATAGTTAACACTTTTTGATACTTTATGTTATAATATGTTTAATGTTCTCACCGGCTATAAGAAAACAACAAATAACACCACAAAAAACCTTGAATATCAAGCAAGATTTATTTTGTAAAGTTTATGCAACTGATCCTAATTGTTTAGGTAATGCAACAAAGGCATATATGGAGGCGTATAAGTGCAAAAGTATTGATACTGCTAAAAGTGGTAGTAGGCAATTGTTAGAAAAGCATGAAATAACGGCTAGAATAAATGAATATATTGAGATAGATGGATTCAATGATATGGCGGTTGATAAAAAACATAATTTTCTTATCAAACAGAATAAGGATTTTAATGTGTCATTAAAAGCAATACAGGAATACAACAAACTAAAAAAGCGTGTTACAGACCGTTTGGAAATATCTATACCAAAGCCGATAATTGAGTTAGACGAGGACACAGAGAATGCTAGAATGATAGGAAAAGAGAAAAAGGCGGTTGATGTTGAGTATACAGAACAATAATATGGCTATGTTGAGCCATATTATTTTTTATATAACACTCCACAACAGTTATTGTGTGCAGATACTTAATGCGACATTGTTATAACGTTATTTATAGCCATATAATAAAAATATGATAGGGGGGGGTGCGGGGCAAGGAAAAAAAGGGGTATGGGTAAAATAAAAAATATGTTGGCATTTACCACTATCTTCCCTCTACCAATCTCTTGACAAGTTCTAAAAAGTATTACATATCTTATCCACATATCTCTACTTGTCTTAAAAAGTATTTTATGCGACAATAGATTATATGAAACAATATCAACGTTTTTATACAGATGAAGAAATTATTAATTTGGTTAAGGATTTTATAAACAAGCATAAAAGAGAGCCATCTTCTCTTGATTTCTGTGCAGATAATAAATTACCAGACAGAAAGACTATTGAGAGACGTTATGGTGGCATGAGAAACTTTAGAAAGTCATTAAACCTTTATAATGATCATAGAACTGGTTCTAAAAGGGCTATAACCGCTTTAAATATTAATCAAAGAGCCATGGAGTGGAATAATAAGATTTATAAAATACTTCTAACTATGTTTGATGAGAGAGATATTCATCAAGAATCTTCTATATTTGATGATAGACGCAATCGAACTGATTTTAAGATTTATGGTAAAAAGATTTTTCTTGTAGATATATTCTATCCTTCTAATATTCATAACTTAGTTGGTTGTGTTAATGCAAAAATGAGAAAATATCCTAAAAATTTGAGAGATTATTTGGATAAGAAGTTTGATAAAGTTATCTTCCTTAATTTAAATAACAATATTCAAAACATAATAAAGATAGATGAAGACTTTACATTAATGTCTCTTGATGAATTTTGGAATTATTGTAAAACAATGGTATAATATTGCCAATGTTCGCTAAAACTACAGCAACTAAAAAGATTATAAAACTCCTTAAACCCACTCTAGCAGAGGATGGTATTACTGAAATACCACCGAAGCGTATTCATGGTGTTCCTGGTGGTACCTCAGCTGGTAAGACAATTGCTATCCTCCTTATTCTTATTGCTATGGCTCAAAAGGATCCTCTCACTGCTCCAACCCTTACTTCTATCGTCTCAGAGAGTATCCCACACCTTAAAAGAGGTGCTATCCGCGATTTCCTAAACATTATGCAACAGCATAACTACTACAAGGAAAAGAATTGGAATAAGACGGATTATATTTATACGTTCGAGACTGGTTCCAAGATTGAGTTCTTCTCCTCCGATAATGGTGACAAACTCCGAGGTGCCCGCCGTGACCGCTTATTCATTAACGAGGCTAACAACGTTCCATTTGATGCATTTGAACAATTAGAGGTGCGTACTAAGGAGTTTATAATTCTCGACTGGAATCCGACTAATGAGTTTTGGTGGTATACCGATGTAAAACCTACGAGAACAGATTGGGATGAACTAACTCTTACCTACCTCGACAACGGTTCCCTCGACCCTAACATTATTGAATCTATCGAACAGCGTAAAAATCGTAAGGGTTGGTGGCAGGTGTATGGTTTGGGGCAGTTAGGAGAGGTGGAAGGGAAGATTTATAAGGATTGGGCTATTATTCCAGAGATTCCTCATGAAGCACGTTTAGAGCGTTATGCCATTGATTTTGGGTATTCCAATGACCCGACGGCTATTCTGGCTATCTACTACTACAATGGAGGGTATATCGTGGATGAGCTTGCCTTTAAGAAGGAGTTATCAAACAAGCAAATAGCGGATTATATTCTGAACCATACCAATCAGAATATACTTACCATAGCCGATTCAGCAGAGCCAAAGAGTATTGCAGAACTTATAACTCTTGGTTTAACGGTTCTCCCTGCGGAGAAAGGTAAGGATAGTGTCACTAATGGTATTCAGATTGTACAACAACAAAGAATATCGATGACTTCAAGGTCAACAAATCTTATCAAGGAGTATCGTAACTATCTTTGGAGGACGGATAAGGATGGGAAGATTATGAATATACCGGAAGGGGGTTTTGACCACACGATGGATGCCCTCCGCTACGGTATTGTCTCAATGGTAAAGAATCAGAATGGTGGAGGTCTCAGTGTTTATATACCAGATTATGATTGATGTTTATTTTATGTTATAATTATATAAAATTATTCTATAATTAAAAATTAACGTGATAGGAAACTCAATTGTAGACGACAAAGGAAATATTTTGGAAGGTTATAAAAAACTTTCTAAATCAAATTGGCAACCGAATGATGATGTCGTGAAATTGTTTTCACGTGTTCAAAATGATTATGCCCTTGCGTGGCGATTACAGCATCGTCCATTTGATGAGTTTGATGGGTATTCCCTGCTTCAAAGGTCTAAAATGGACCAAGAAACATTTTCTGCATATGTAGGTGCCCAGTATGTTCCGGCACAGAAGAGGTGGCGTTGGAAAGGGCGAAAAAATACGGCTAGAAATAAACTTATTGGTATATTGGCACATATGCTTTCCGGGATGTTATTTCCTATGGTCAATGCACAGAATGATGAGAATGAGAGCGATAAAATGACAGCACGAGTAATGAGAATACTTATTGAGGAGCATTTACGTAAAGCAGACTATCAGACTAAATTCCTATACATAGTTCTTTCTGCTCTTGTAAATCCTGCTGTGTTTGTGGAGATAGATTATGTTATGGCATTTCAAAAAATTAAGGAACAGTTAGGAGGAGGTAAGGTAAAGATTACTGATGCAGTGGATACATTCCTTTCTGGTCTTGCAATGAACATCATTCCAATTGATCAGATTCTCCTTGCAGATTTTTATACAGGTAATATACAACATCAGCCATATGTTATTAGGGTTAATCGTATTTCATGGGACCAAGCACGAAAGATTTATGCTGGCAGATATTTTGTAAACGGTAAGGATCAGTTTGATTATGTAGAAGCAGGTAAGACGCGTATTTTCCTATCTGGTCAGGAACATTTAACTTTGTTTGATGTTGAATGGACAGAGGCTGATAGGAATTATGTTCAGGTGATTACTGCGTATTATCGTGATGAAGATTTGGAAGTCACATTCGTTGGTGGTGTGTTTATGGGTAATTATACAGACCCTATAAATACTAATCCGTTCAAACATCGCAGGATGTCACAGGTTGGTGAGGAATGGAAATCAATTCCTATCTATCCATTTGCAAAGTCAGGATTTGAACCAATTGATCCAACAGGACGTTTTGCGTACTTCAAGTCCGCTGCGTTCAAAGAGTATTGGGATGATGCTACACAGAACAAAATGCATCAATTGCTTGTAGATGGTACATTTTTGGATGTTATCAAGCCGATGTTTATTTCTGGTTTATCTAAAGTAGATTCAACTGTTATCGCTCCAGGAGCAACAGTAGGTATACCACAAGGAGGTACTGTTACACCATTTCAGATGGGTCCTAACCTTGTTGGTGCGATGAACGCTTTAACTAAACAGGAGCAGGATATGTCAGAATCAACCCAAGACAAGATTATGTCAGGTGTGACTAGTCCTAATGTGACCGCTACACAGTCTATACAAGCCCAGAATCAAGCAAGAATCTTTCTTGGGGTGTTTGGTACTATGATAGCTGATTTAGTCACTCAAATAGGTTATTTGACGATGGATTGTATTATTCAGCATGTAACTATGGGTGAAATAGATGCAACTATACCAGAAGCACTTGGAATGAAGTATAAAACAATTCTTGCTAGAGGTAAGGAAAAAGGTAAGGAAATGACAAATAAGATTATATTTACAGATGCGTTTATGGATAAGAAGATGACTCCTGAGAAGATAAAGGAATATGAGTTTAATTTGTATGATAAAGCAGGACCAGATCAGAATATTTATGAGGTAAATCCATATCGATTTGCAAGAACTGTATATTCGTTCTATATGGATCCCGTTGAGGTTACAGATACTGCACTTGGTAATAAACGTCAGAAGAAGATGGTGGCATTTCAAATGTTCGCTAATCCCGTTGTATCCCCTTATGTGGATATGAAGGAGGTGGTCGATGAGTTTGTGATTGAACCAAATGTTGATGGGGATCCTGATAGATTTAAGGTGAAAGGTAATGTTAATAATTTAATGGGTGCGGTGATGGGGGGAGGACAACCTGTTAATCCACATGTGAGTCAACCAGGACAAGCAAGTCCACCAAAAGTCGATATGAGTCATCTTAATAATTTAATGTAAAATATATGGCAGAAAAATCAAAACCAGTAACAAAAGAAGCAAAGACTCTACCGTTGCATAAAACAATTGCAACAGGTAAGTCACCAAAGTCTCAAAAGACTTCGGTAAAAGGATTTAAATAATTAATAATTAATAAAAAACACAATGTCAGTAACAGAATATCTTTGGGTATCAAACCCCGCAAAAGCATTACGAGCAGAGAAAGAATTAAAAGCAAAAGGACTTCCAGTAGAAGAGGAAGCAGTTAAAGAACTTTACATCAAATATGGTGGGTATGTTCTTACAGATGATGAGCAAGTTGAGAAAGCAGAAGCAATAGAAGAAGAGAAAAAAGAAGAGAAACCAAAGTCACGTTTTTCACGAAAGTAATTCATGTTAAATAAATTATATATATTTTTAGTGGAAATTCTTGGAAAGAGAAATCTTTCTTTAGAACAAATGAACACATTATCCAGAAATATAATGGATAATTTGGAGAATTTACCATTGAATGATATAATTTATACAAATGAAGAAGGTAATTTAATAGTAAATGGTCAGATCATTGATTTAGAAAAGATGAAACAGTTGCGAGAGCATGCAAGAGCGGCTCTTGATAACAAAGCACTTGATTTAATCAAAGCCCAGGTCGCTTTCACAGCAATTGCTAATGGTATTCACAAGGCTGAAACACCACAAGCATTGTTGTTTAATCGGGCTGCAATTTGGTACCATCAAAACCTTGAAAATCATCTTAAAATTCTAGCTCAACGAGATGAAAATTTTGGGTAACTCTCACCCGACCCAAGAGAGATTAATAGTAACTCTAACTTATAGAGATTTATGGATAACGAAAATAAGGAGAATGAAGAAGTTGTAACTCCTGCAACTGACGAGGGAAAGACCTCAGAACCTTCACAAACTAGAACTGAGAAGGATAAGGCTATTTTTACAATTAAGAAACAAGCCGAAAGATTGCAGGAAATGGGTGTAGACCCTTCTGAAATCATAGGTAAGAAACCTAATGGTAATAGCGAAGTTCCAGATTGGTATAAGCAAGAGAAAGCCAAAGAGCAAACACAAAATGCTCTACAAATGGCAGAATCACTTGCAGATGCCGACACAAAGGAACAAGTAAAAACTTATCTTAAAACTCGTATTGTGCCATCTGGAAATCCTACACAGGATTTTAAAGATGCTCTTGGTGCGGTCAGTGCTGCTAAGAATAAACAAATTCTTGAAGAAATGGCGAGAGCCACTTCTCCAAAAGTTGTTGCTTCTGGTGGTTCATCTGATCCAACTAAGGAAGAAGAGTTTATCCCGACAGAACAGGAGTCAATATTTATGAAACCTCCATATAATATATCGAAGGAAAAAATTCTTGAAGCTCGTAAAAAAGCGGAAATGAAAGCACAATAAAGATCTATTTAGTGAAGGATTATTAACAAAATAATCATTCACAAAATGGGAAAAGTATTTTCAATTGAACGACATGGTGGAATGACTTTTGAGTATACTTGGGGAGTTGCATCTGGTACAGCTGCTTCTATTGACCGTGGAACACCGGCAAAAAGAGTGGATATCGATGCAGCAACTGCTACAGGTACAGTCAAAATCATGGCAGATGGTGATGGAAACGTCACTGGTAACACATTAGCTGGTTCTGGAACATTTGCAGGTCTTGCAAAAGACGCTTCAACAGAAACAGCATCAGCAGCAGGTATTGTAAACCTATGGTATCCAGCCCCAGGGTTGGTTTATCGTGGTTTCGCAAAATCAGCAGCAGCAGCAGATACTCAGTCAGAAATTAACGTGCTTATGGGTAAGCGTGTTATTTTTGACTTGACATCAACGGACTGGACAGTCGATACAGCCGCAGCAGACGCACTTACAAACTGTGTAGTAATTGTCGGAGGAATTCCAACAACATCTGAGATACTCTTCGTATACTCACCTAAGGGTTCAGTTCTCGATCGAGCAATTGCGGTCACATCTTAATAGTTAATCAATTAATAATTTATGAATGGTTTAACTTATTCAACAAGTCCAAACCTAGAGCTCGTAAAAACAGCCCTAGATGAGATCCGAGATGGTTCCCTCATTCCTCAGGCATCAAATGGTAAGGCGTATGCTACAGACCCTGTTGTGTTTACACAGCAAGGAGTAGATCGAGCCGCATGGGTGTCAACAGTTATGGGTTCAGGTGGTTACTTTAAGAAAACTATTACTGGTGTTGCACAAGATGTGAGTTCAAAGAAAAATGTTGCTAAAAATGCATTTTCTCCAAAGACTACAATCATTGCAGAATTCAACAAGGATGTTACGATTTCTCGTTCATTCATGCAGGACCAGCAACATGAAGCAGTAGCAAAGGCAATTCGACAGGAAACATTGTCATGGGTTGCTTCACGAGATCAGAACGCATTTGCATATTATGCATATGGTTTTGGTACAACATTGTCAACAACAATTGGTGATTCAGCAGCATTGTTTTCAAATACACACGTAAACGCCAATGGCGATACTGTAGATAACTTGGAAACAGGTACTATGGGTGATGCAAACTTGAACACTGCAGTTGTATCTCTCCGAGGTCAACTTAATCAAGCTGGTGTTCGTGTTGGTTATGAACCAGAGTTCATTCTCTGTGGTTCTTCACTTCATCACGATGCAGTTATCACTGCTAAATCAGTTCTTCGAGCAGGTTCAGGTAACAACGATTTGAACTACTTCTCAGAAATGTATCCAGGTGCAAAAGTTGTTTGGAATCAATTCATCGATAACTCAGGTGCTACAAACGCAAGTACAATGTACTTTGTTGGTGCAGCAAACCACGGAGTTGTTCGATTTGAACGAGAAGCATTCTTCTCAGAATTGGTAGATTGGCGAACAGATTTGAACGATATGTATAAGTACAAACTACGAGCACGAGAAGAAGTTGATACTATCGAATATTCTGGTCTAGTAGGTTCAAACGGAACTGTTTAATTATTACTATAATCACAACATTCATGACATCACTAAAAAATGTATGGATTGCAATGATTGTGGTAGCAATTATTGCAGTTATTGGAGTTTTTACTCCAACAGGTAAATCTGTTATCCAGTCATTTGGAGGTGTGACTAATTATAATGAACTTGATGCAACGGCTATAAAGATTGGGGGTTCAAATGGTTCAAGAATTGGACCTATTATCTCTGGTACTTGCAGTCTAGTGTCAGATTCATCTATTGCGGCTACATCAACAGGTACTGGTACATGTGCAGTCACAGGTGCAGTTGCTGGTGATATTGTTATGGTATCGCTTTCAACAACTACAACTAAAATTGCTGCACAATGGCAAGTTATTGGTACAGTGGCAACTACTGATTCTGTAACTGTAAGACTATTGAATCTTACTGGTACAGCAGCAGTTCCATCAGCTACAAATGGTTTTGGTTCATCAACTCAATACTATTTGATACATCCAGTTTCTTCAGTACCAGGTCTATAATCGGTACTTACTCTGCCCATCTAAATGGTGGGCAGGTATAAGTGCCGAACATTATAAATTTAATAAAATTATGAATAAATATATTATCCCATTTATAGTAGCGTTATTGATTACATCTGGCTCATACTATGTTTTATCAAAACGTTCATTCGCAGGTATTGGTAATATCTCATCACAACCATGTACTGTAACAACTATTGCAGTAGCAACAGTTGGGAATCAGCAATCAAGTACAATTTTGGCTACAAGTAGTAGACGAGCATGGGCAAGAATTCAGCAACCAATTAATGCAACAAATACTGTCTCTATTTCTTTTAATTCAAGTGCACCGGCTACACTTACAAGTGGTTTGCAATTAACTCCTGCAACAACAACATCAGCAGATAATTATATTGATTTTGGTATTAATACGGATTTTCCTTACACAGGTGGGGTTACGGGTTTAACTAATCTAGGATCAACGACAGTTTTAGTCACATCATGTAACTATTAATATCATGTCTTATACAGTTGCCCAATTAAGAGATTCAGTCTCAGGAATTTTACAGGGATTGAATATGGATAAAGTGAAGAACTTTAATGTGGCTGTAGAAAGAACAGTTCGGCAAGTGTGTTCTAAGTTAAGTATTCAACAGGCAACTGCACGGTATAACCTATCGATATATGATGGTGTAACTGATTATCTCGCACCGACAGATATATTCGGTTCATATTTAATTGATATACAACCACAAGGTAATCAAAGAAATCCAGAGGATTTTGTATATAAAAAATACATTATAGATTTTGATTTATCGAAAAACTATGTTTTTAATGGTATACAGGTTTCATTTGAATCAAGAAAAGGCGTTGATGTGGTACGGATGAAATCAATTAAACCTATTCCACGAATAGAAATAGACCCTATGACAGATACAACAGGGTGGTCTTTGAGTGGTTCTGCGTCAGGTCTAACTAAAGATGAAAACATTTATTATACAACCCCATCATCTCTCCGAATGTTACTTACTGGTGCATCGACTGGTGTATTAACTAAAACAATTAATAGAATTGACTTAACTTCTTATGTGGGTGTTGGAGTAGTGTTTTTGGCAATAATGACACCATCAGAGACAAATTTGACATCATTATCAATTAAAATTGGTACTGATTCATCAAATTATTATACTGTCAGTAACACAGCAGGTATGTTAGGAAGTTGGAAATCTGGTGAATGGACTATTGTTGCTTTAGATTTATCATTAGCAACTACCGTTGGTACACCAACACCTAGCAATATAGTATTTACTGAGGTAAGCATTGTTCATACTGCTACACTTACTAATTTTAGAATTGGTGGTATGTGGGTATCTCTTCCATCACCACAGACGATGATTTATGAAACATCTGCAGTTTTTCAAACATCTGGTTCTAATCCGTCATCAATTATCAACAATAATAGTGATGTTATTTTAATAAATGAACCAGCATATGTTATTTTCGAACAGGAAGTTGCCTTAACTATTGCTGAACAACAAGGAGGTGGGTTAGCAGATGGTGTAGTAGAAGGTATTATGAATAAGTTACACGGTCAACGAGGTACAACAAATGTTGGACTATATGATTTATATCGGACAAAAAACCCAACCCAGACACTATCAACAACAGGTAATTGGTATGAATAATTATGAAAAGAAAAACAGAAGGATCAGATTTCTTTGAATTCAAACTGGTTTCTGAATTCAAAGGATATAATTCATCTATTGACCCCACTAATGCAGTGAAGGGTATTTTGGTTAAAGGATCATACAATGTGTATCGTAAGATTTCTGGTAATATTGCCAATCGTCCAGGGAGGAAACAGTATGATGCTATAGATGCTACACTAGCAAAAGTTGATAGTGAAAAAGTTTGGAACACATCATTAGGACGTTCTCTGCCAGTTCGTGTGTCTAATGCAAAATTATCTGTATTATCAGATGTGACTGGTAGTAATGTATGGTATGACTTACTATCAACATCGGCTACTCGGTGGGTATTTGATTCTTGGTGGGATTCATCATCTAAAAAAGATAAATTAATTGGTGTTAACGGGACATCAAATTTGTACATATGGGAGGGAGGTATTGGTCTTATTTCAAGTACAACTGTTAATACTATTGTTTTGACATCCGATGCTTTATTGTTGGGATTTCCAACGTCAGGATCAGTATTAATCAATGGAAATACATATACATATACAGGTATAACATCTGCAACTCTTACTGGTGTTACAGCAGACCCAACTGGTGAAGCAAACGGGAGTGTGGTGTTATCAACCGTAATAACTACTGCAACTACACCAGCAAGTGGTTTTAATAACGATTTTATAAAAATAATCAATAATCAACTATATGTTGGTTCATACAGTTCACGACAGGTTTATATATCTAAAAATACTGATTATACGAGTTATACAAAATCTACTCCACGAGCAACTGGCGAAGGTGATGTGATAACAATGGACGATGTTGGCAAAGGTATTACAGTGCGACAAGGCAAAGCACATATTTTTTCTGGGACATCATATTTATATATAGTGTCCTTTAATCAAATAACTATTGGTTCTTCATTATCAGAACAGACTATTATAGATAAGATAGATTTAGGTAATCTTATTGCTGCTCAAGGACATGAATTTATAGATACTTTGTCTGATAACATTATTTATCTTGATCAAGCAAATCAACTTCGTGGCTATGGGACATATAGAAATCTTTTCAAAGACAAATCTGCTCTTTTATCTCAGCCAGTTCAAGATGAACTCGCAAAAGTAGATTTTTCCACAGGACAATTAAAAGTTATATCTGATAGACGGGGAGATATTGTATACATAATTGCACCAAATTCAGGTACAGCATATATCTATCAAGAACGCACAGCACTAGATAATGTTGGAAATATTATTTCAGAACGATTGTGGCAACCACCATTTGTTTGGGGTATATCACGAATTGATTCATTCAATGGTCAAACAGTTGGCTTTTCTAACTCTAATCCACAAATGTATACATTATGGGAAACTGATCAGTGGCATGATGACAATCCTGACGGTCAAACACCATATACATGTGTCCTTTTGTTGTCTTATATGAATGGTGAAAGACGACAAGGGAAAATTAATTTCGATAAATTATATGTTGAGGGGTATGCATCAGTAGGATCTGAATTATATGGTGGAATTTATTATGATTATCAAGGATATGAAGGATTACAAAGTCCAATATTAAATACACCAGATTCTCCATTTCCTGTGTTTTTTACAGGGGTTCGCCCCCCATCATTAGGTGATTATTCATTAGGAGATGTCCCTCTTGGTGACGGATTATTGGCTGATGAACAGGCGATGTTACCGAAATTCAAAGTTATTGTTGGTGTTGAACAGGTAGACTGTTTTGAATATGCTCTGATGATTTATAGTTCAAATGCAGATGCTCGATGGGAAATAATATGTATCGGTGTTACTGAAACATTGGCATTTGCTCAGGCAGTAGAAATTACTAAATAGTCTTATTATATGGTATAATTTATAAAAATATGAAAAACTACAAGAAAGGATTTATAGATTTAGTGGCAGTTGCATTTATTGGGATAGCACTCCTTGTAGCGAGTGGTGTTGCTTTCTATAAAGAAAGCAGTTTATCTAAAAAAACCGAGCCGTCTTTTGGTAGTTTTTCTCCAACTGCAGGTGGTACATACAGACTTCAATCATCAATCGGGACGAGTAACACAAGTATTACACTCTCTTCATTCAAAGAACCAACATCAGGTATTAAATATACCATGTCATATCTCAATAGTTCCATTATGTATGGAACTATTGATCCTCAAACGACATATAAGGAGTTTATATCGTTCACTGGTATTACTCAAAATGCAGATGGTACAGCCACACTCACAGGTGTTAGTCGTGGTCTTGGTTTTTCATATCCATACACAGCATCAAGTACACTTGTTCAATCACATTCTGGTCAATCTATCTTTATTCTATCGAATGCACCACAATTATATAATCAATATTCTGCAAAAGGAAATGACGAAACTATCACAGGACTTTGGACGTTCACACAAACACCTATTGGTATTAATCCGGGTGGTCAACCAAATGCCACAGAATCTATACTCGGCGTATCTCAACTTGCTACACAGATTCAAATGGCTTCTTCCACTGCATTAGGAAGTTCTGGCGGTTCGGTTGTATTACAAGCTAAATATGCAACATCAAGTCCGTATACCACTGGACTATTTATCCCGATAACTAGAAACGACGGTAAATTGAGTCCTAACTTTATAGCAACGACTTCTAATGATCATTATAATTTTGGTGGAAATGTTAATATTGCAGGTCAATCAACAATAGCTAGTTCAACAATAACTACATTAAATAGTCCTACATCTAATATAACCACAGCAAACATAGGAACTGCTAATATAACAACATTAAATACATCAAGTTTAACAAAATTATTAGCTACAAGCACTCCTATAAGTTATACAAGTAATAACGCTACAACTTCTAGAATAAGTGTTAATATTCCTGGTGGAAGTTTGGGTACTCAGAGTATGATATTTTTTGAGGATTATTTAGGAGATACATCACAATCTTCCAATAATTCATTAGTTTACGAATTAGCTTATGGATATGCAACAACCTCATTTGTTATGAAAAATACAGGTGCAGATTCAGATTTTTGTACTGGTTCGTCTGGAGTAGCTAGTTCAAAAAAGTTTGAAATAATATTTGGTGGTAACGGAACAACAAATTCTCAACTAATAACAGCAAGAATGAGATGTGATGATTCATATTCATCTACATTTACACCAACATTAACATGGTCAACCACTATGGCAGTTGATAGCACAGTAGATAAATTATTTACGATAAATGTCCGTACTACTGGAAGTGGGGGTAATGATAGGTTTAATTCAAGTAGAACTTATCTTTATTTATTAAAATAACATGTCATTAGATACACAAACACAAGCATATCTTAATGCAGGGGGCACACTCTCAAACAATGCCATTCCACAAGGTATGGGTTTAGTGAATGGTAAAGTTTCTCAGACTGGAGTATTAAGTCAAGGTGAACCTGTACAGCCACAAAAATCAACTATCACACCTACGACTCTTTCTTCAGCCAATATTGCTGAGAAAGTCATTCCTGAGATACAACAGAAGACACAGCAATATGATCAGCGTGGGTCTACAACTAATCCTGATACAGGTGCTGTTACTTTGCCAACAGGAAAGCAAGCAGATTTGCAACTTGTTCGTGAGAACAATGGTACGTATATGGGTCAAGATGGACAAAAATATTATAACTGGGATTCAACACCTGTCGGTATTTCTACGACTGATACGTCATCTGATCCACTAGATATACGAACCCGTACGATTTTAAATAAATTACAGACCGATTCTGATGCGTTAACATCAAGTATGGTAGCGAGTATCAAAACTAATTACGATAATCTTCGGGCTCAGCAGAAAGATATCAATGATAGATACAATAAAGGTGTTGAGACTGCAGCGATTATGGGTGGTACAGCACGATATGCTGCAGGAACAGCAGAGGGTATGACAGCATCTGCTATGTCTTATGGTATACAGAAACTTTCTGAATTGGATCAAAAAGAAAATGAAGCAATTCTTAAAGTTAAACAAGCACAGCAAGATATGAATTGGAAGATTGCTAGTGTGGAATTAGATAAGATAGAAAAAATACGTCAAGAGAAGGTTACCGCAGCAACAAATTTGAATAATAAATTAATAGAACAGAATAACCAAATACGACAACAGGAAGAAACAAGGAATAATGCGATTAATGATGATATTAGAACTTTGATGAGTAAAGCATCAGGTTTAACTCCAGAACAGTTGGCAGATTTACAAACTACGTTAAAAAATCATGATTATGTTTCTGCTAGAGGTATTGTAGGAGATACAGGTTCCAGCTCATTAGATAATTTGTCTGGTGATGTTAAGACATTTTATGCTCTTAAAGAGATGGGTAATTTACCTACAAATATTTTAGCACTTCCAAAAGACCAGCAAATGTTCACTTTTATCAAGCAATTAAATCAAGCACAGTCAGTTAAAACTGGTACAGGAACTTCTGAAACAGGACAGGCATTTGCTAGTGGTAATGTTCCATTTCAATCAACTATTGAGAATGCTGCTAGTCTTGAAGGTACAAATGCTGGTGTAGCAAGAACACAAAAGGAATTAGCAAATCTAGCAACAGTAGGCGATTATAAAGGATTACTTATTAGAGTTCAGAATCAAGCCAAAAAAGGAATGGCTTCTGTTGATAAAGTAGAAGTAACTAAAGCAGAAAAACAAGTAAAAGCAGCAGATAGGATGGCTAAAGCTTTGCAAGATTTTGAAGCAGCAGGAGGAGATATGGGTTATTTTAAAGGAAAGACTGATAAGATTGCTACACGTCTTGGTCAATTAGCAACTGATCCTAAATTTAAAGCATTAGCAACAGAACTTACAGCAGCATTCCAGCAATATCGTCAAGATATGACTGGTGCTGCTTTCGGTGCTGCTGAATCTGCAGATTATGCAACCGTTGTTCCAACAGCAGATAAAAATTTGAATTTGAATTACGCTGTTATTCAAGGTTTGAAAAATTATATGCAAGGTAAAGTAGATGATGCATATTCAACTTCATTAGGAGAAGGTTATCAGAATATAAAAGGATTAGCGGAAAGTGGTGGACAAAAATCTAATTTAGGTGGTTCGACACCTGATGATTTTTTGAATAGTCCATTACCAACAGGAACTAGTACAAATTATTCACCGAGTGTTTGGTCTAATGCAAAATAATTATGGCATCTTTAAAAGAAATAATTGAATACTCAAAAGCAAATCCAAATACTGATTACGCAAAAAAAGCGTATGAACATATTCAGAGTGGTGCGTTTGATACTCAAGCACAACAAGAAGGTGTTGATTTATCATGGGCAGGTAGACCAAAAGTTGCTGTACCAGTTGTAGATAAAAATTCAAGTAATGTTGGAAATATTGGTGGTAAACCAGTTGTAGGAGGAGTTGTGGGGTCAATGATAAGACCAGTTGTAAATCTGGGTAAAGAAACTGCGGCTGCTATTGGAGGTAATGTAGGTACAAAAGATTTAGAACAACAGAATAAAGCACTTTCAGATAGTGATTTAAATAATATAAAAACATTTCAAACTATTAAACAGCAACAGCAAGCGGAAGGGAGAGATACATCACATATTGATAATTTATTAAGAAATTATAAAACTACACAAGGAACTAGTCTTGCTGAATTATATCCCGCACTCAATGATACAAATGAAGAAGTTATTGGTAATGCCATTGGTACTATACTTGCAGCGACTTCTGGTGGTGGATTAGAAACTGGTGTTAGTGCAGTTAAAACAGGATTAGGACAAGCATTAAAAACTGGAGCAACTGTCGGTGGTATTTATGGTGGAGCAGGAAGTATTGGAACTGCTATGACAGAGAATAAATCAGCCACTGATGTATTAAAAGAGGGTGCAACTGGAGCAGTTATTGGTGCTGGAATTGGAGCGGGAACAGCAGGTGCTGCCTATGGTTTATCTAAATTACCAGAAAAGTTTTCATCAAAGGCAAAATTTGATAAAGCAACTGAGTTATCAAAAGCACCTGGTCAAATGAATCCAGAGAAAGCAACAGAATTAGCATGGCAAGATATACAACCAAAACAAACTGCTGGTACTAAACGTGCTTATGCTGAATCTGGAAATGTAACAGAACAAGGATTATTTAAAGGTGCAAAATTAACTCCTACAGAAGCTGATAAACCAGTTCTTGATACTATCCAAAAAATGTATCAAGATGGCACTTTGAAACCAGGTATGTCAGTAAAACAAAAATTTAATTCATTTGAACAAAAAGCATCACAATTACATGGAGAGCAGAAAGGATTTTTAGCAGATAATAATAAAATAGTAGATCCAAACATAGGTTTATTTGATAAATTAGATGTTGCTTCAAAAGAAAATACTATTCCATTTTCACGTGATGCTGCAGCAAAAGGTGCTTATGATTCTGCAATTGATGTATTTAAGAAAAAATTAGGTGATTCACCAGAAGTAACTCTTACTAAAGTAGATGATGCCCTTACAAAATTTGATAATGAAATGGATAAGTTTGGTGCATGGGAAAGAGAAGCAACAGGTGAATTAGCAGAAGTTGATAAAGCAAGAATACAAGCAATACGTGATATACATACTACTGCTCGTGATTTTATTGCAGAACAATTACCACCAAATAATCCATGGAAAGCAATTCGAATGGAAGAATCAAATATTTATCAAGCAGCGAAAAGATTAGCAAATGGTCAATTATCTGGAACTATAGGAAACAGTAAGGTAGTTCAGTTCTTACAAGAGCATCCAATGATTAGAAGAGGTTTATATATTGCAGGAGGCAGTGCCATTGCAGGTCTTGGTTTGGGTGGATTTAGTGGCGGTCTAGGTCAAAGTCAATAATATGCAACTATCTCTACAAAAAATAAAACAGAATCAAGAGAGGATCAAACAACAAGGTGTTGTTCCTTCGCCTGTGATTATTGTAGATGAATTGGTTAAAAAGGTTGAAGAATTGAATAATTCTTTAAGAGATGCATCTGCATTAAAGGATAAAATTGAAACAGAGTTTGATTCAAATGTATCTAATTTTCAAGATGAATATAAACAGATATGTTCTGATATTGATGCTCTTATAGCAGACGTAAAAGATACCATATCGAATGTTCAGAAAGGAGATGCTGGAGTAGATGGTTCTGATTATGTTCTAACAGAACAAGATAAAAAGGATATAGCCAAAACTATTAAAGTTCCAATTGTTGAAAAGGTTATTGAAAAGATAGAAGTAATTAAGGAACAGCCAATTGTTACTGAAATCACAAAGGTAACTAATGAGGTAAAAGAAGTCGCCATAACTGATAAGCCAGATGTGATTGTTGATAAGATTAATGACTCTAAAAAACTTATTGATAAAAGTAAGATCAAAGGTTTGGAGCAAGAATTACGCAGTATTGCATCAAAGGCATCTGGTGTTGGAACAGGTGTAAGAGGAGGGCAAGGGAGTTGGTCTCAAATAAATTTGATTGGCACTATAGATGGAAATAATACAGTATTTACTTTTTCGGGGTTACCTTCTGCTCAATATTCAGAAAGAATTTATTTAAATTATATAGCACAAAACCCGATGACAGATTATACAATAAATTACAAGACAAATACTGTAACTTATACTGTTGCTCCAGATATTTCATTATCGGGTTTGCCACACATAATTAGATACATGAATGGATAATATGAAAAAAATAATTTTAATCATTTTAATAGCATTTATAGCCATGACAGCACATGCTGCTGGTGTATATATGCCTGTGCAGGGTGGAACTGGTATCGGATCAGCAACGGTGGGTGATATTAATAAATGCCTTATTGTTTCTAATAATGCACCATTTACATATACATTAGGTACATGCGGATCAGGAGGCGGTTCAGGTGGTGGCACATGGTCAACCACTACCTCAAACGTCGCAGGACGCCTCATAAACTACCCCAATAACAATACCGATATAGTGAATATAGGTTCACAGTCTACTACAACAGGTAAGTTTTGGTTTGACCCAAACATTTCACGTTCATGGTTACAATATGCCTCTACCACAGGTTTAACCGTCACAGGTGCATCATATATTCCTAAACTCTCCAACCTTACAGGAAATGGTTTCGTAAAGACCTCTGGTTCAGACGGCACACTTTCAATAGACACAAATACATATCTCACAGGGATCAATAGCGGTGACGTAACTGGTGCCCTCGGCTATACCCCTCTCAACCAGTCCCTCTACTACTCTACTACCACTCACACCAGTATTACGTCACTTCCTAATCTTTCAATCACTAAATCACAAGTATCAGACTTCGGTACATACCAAGCACCAATTACACTTACTACGACGGGTACAAGTGGGGCTGCAACATTCAACGGTGTGACACTTAATATACCTCAGTACGCAGGTACAACATACACAGCAACATACCCTATTACTCTTACAGGTTCTGCTTTTGGTCTTGCCTTTGGCACAACAACATCAAACACGTGGGGTGGGACACAGGCGTTTACAAACACAGCGAATTTCAATACATTTACAAACAACGGTAGTGCATCAACCACAAACCTCGCAATCACAGGTCTTACAGGCGTTCTCGTAGGCAATGGAACGACCAAACCTATCTCTACCGCAGTATCAGGTACGGACTTTAAGACGATTAACGGCTCATCTATTCTTGGTTCTGGTAATTTAACCATTTCTGGTGGCAGTGGAGGAGGTCTTGCCTCATCTACTCCGTGGACATTTGGTTCGTTGACTGTGGCAAACGATGATGGTTCGGTTACGACGATTGCAACATCAACACTCAAGACATCTGAACTAACTAACGACGCTGGATTTATCACCAGTGTTACCCCAGCAGGTTCAGATACTAATGTACAGTACAATAACTCAGGTTCTCTTGGTGGTTCGGGAAATTTTTCATGGATTGATTCATCAAAAACACTCTTTGTGAAAGGTGCTGGTTCAGGAAATAGTCAAGAATGGCATGAGGGTAGTGGTGGTGCAACAACCGCATACATGACAGACGGTGGATACATGAACGCAACACGTTTCTATATACCTGCAATCGCAGCACTCACCCCAGCAAAAATCGCAGCAGATGGGCAACTTACCTATGGTGCGATAGACCTATCGGGTACAGAGGTGACGGGAAATCTACCAGTGAATAACCTCAATAGTGGCACGAGTGCATCAGCAAGTACATTCTGGCGTGGTGATGGGACATGGGCAACACCACCAACATCTGCCTTTCCATTTACTGTGAACACAGGGTATAACTCAACTTCAACCACAATAGGTTTTCTTAATGGTTTATTCTCTACTGCTTCGTCTACGTTTGGAAGTGCAACGTATTTTCCTTCATTGTCACAGGGTTTTGCATATATTGGTTCAGCGGGGAAATTAAACAGTGTTGCATCATCATCAATCAACCTTTCAGGGTTTAATAACGACCTTGCTAATCTTACTGCTACGAACGCATCTCTGACATTCTCTGGTTCATATAACGGTAGTACCGCACGAACTGTCGGATTGAACGTCGGAAACGCAAACAGTTGGACAGCACTTCAAACCTTTGCAAACTCATCTACAACACTTGGTTCGTTCTCGTATGCCTCATCAACACAATACTTTGGTGCAGGACTTACTACATGTAACTCATCAAACTTCCTACAATGGTCTGGTGGTTCGTTTGGGTGTGGTACACCATCGGGTAGTGGAACGGTAACCTCGGTTGTTGCAGGTGCAGGTTTCCAAAATCAAGGATTAAACATTACAGGTTCAGGTACGCTTGTTGGTGCGTTTGCCACCTCTGCAACACCTGTTCTCAGTGGACTTCCATACTATACAGGGGTCGGAGATGCAACTACGCCTGCAAAACTCGGTTCGGTGGCTACATCATCTATCGCAGTAGGTAATGGTCTATCATCATCAGGTACACTTGGCTCACAGGTTGGGGGAACCGCGTCTACCATCTCAATCAACTCAACAGGACTTTCTACGAATGCATTAGTGACATGGAATGGTACAAACCTCGTTGCCACAGGTACACCACAACTTACTGT